GTTGCAGCTGAAACAGCGTCAACAATTAAAGCCCAGTAAGAAGTATTGGTTAAAGCAGTACCTATTGGAGAATTTTGAATACAAATATAAATATTATTTAATTGAGCTGTTGTAGATCCTTTAACTATATCTCTAATAACGTAAGCAGCTGTAGTTGTAGTAGCACTTGATCCTTTAAAAGTACCCAGCTCTTGCGTAACGCTGATTTCTCCAGAACTATCAAAAGCTAGAACTTTATTAGCACGATCAGTAGGTGTAACTATAAACTCGGTAGAAGTCATAGTATTAGCTCTTGAAATTTTTATAGATCTATCAAGTTGTTCTTGTAATTCTTGAATTATAGATAAGTTTTTATCAAAAGCATTTTCTAAAGAATTGGCTGGTAAGTTATCATTTTCAATTAAATCTAAAGCTTGAGTTTGTGTAGTAGATCTTCGCAGTATAACAGTTTCAAGATTTGTTGGAGCGGTTACAAATATTACAGATCCACCAGCTGCCTCGCCTACTCCAGTTACAGAATAATTTGCAGATCCAGTTCCAATAGATCTAACACTTTCAGCACCAGTTGAATTAGTCTTAACGATTACTTCGATAAAATCTTCATCTGCGATTTTAAAACCATAAGTAAATGTTTTGTTAGAACCGTCTCCGCTGTAACTGTTCTTAATAATTGTAGTTGATATTGTCATAGTTATTAATTGTTATTCCTCTGTTTGTATTCCTAACTGTTGTTTAGTTTCTTCTGTCAATGGATTGCCTTGATTATATGTTTTAAATTTATTTATCATTAGATCTTCTCCTCTAGCTTTTATGTCATCTGCATAAGCACTTTTTGGAAAAATTGTTTTTGCACCACTTGGTAAAGTGTATTCAGTTTCTCCATCGGATTTAAGCATTGCCATTGATATAGATCCAGCTTTACTTAAATAATTTTGAATTACTCCATGTTGTATTAATCTATCTGAATTTAAAAATTCTTCATTTTCTACCAAATCATTTTCAATCATCTGTGTAAATATTTGACCAGCGTTATATTGATAAAATGATAATTCCTTATCATTCATATTATAACTAACACTCATTCCAGGTAGTGTTCCTGGAGAATAACCTATAGTTGTTCTAGGTTTTTTTAATTTCATTGGCATAAAACTTTTGACTAATTTTTCTGCTGGTCCTTGTTCAAATTTTGACCACATACCAAAAGGATCAATCTCTTTGCCAAAAATATTAAATTCAGTTGGCAAATCTTTATTTTTAAATTGACCAGTTAAAAAGGTATTCCATTCATTAGATAATTTTCTATTGTCATCAGATAATTTAAAATCTCCAAAACTATCTGGAAGATCTCTAGTTAATTTTCCAGCTTGTTTAATAAATGATGGAACAAAAGCTTTTCCTACATTTTGCGACCATCGTTTAGCAAATCTACCTGGCTTTATATCTCCAGACAACATTTTAGAAAAATTTTGTAAATCATAAACTGCGTCTCCAGCTCCTTTTAAAGCTGTTTGATTAACAAGATTTTCGCCAAAGCTTAAAGCAAAAGCAGCAGTTGCAGCTAACATCATTGATTGACTTGTATCTATTTCGTTATTTGGATTATCGTTAAATACATCTTCCATCATTCCTGATTTATGCAACATCATTTCAGTATAAGTTGCAAGATTACCAGCCTGAGCAATCATCGTGCTTACTGGATCTAATCCAGTTGTATTTAAAGCAAAAAACTTTCCTTCATCATATTGCAAACGTAATTGATTTGGTTGAAAGTTAAATCCTTTTTGGATCATATATTTACCACCAGTAAATTTACCTGGTATATCTATATCTGATCCACCTATCTCAAATAAATCTTTTGAATTTCCATAATATCCAGCACTTGCTGTAGCTAGATAAAACATACTACCTAATTGTAATCTCATTCTAGCAAGTTGAGCAGTAGCTCCACCAGCAGCAATGTCTTTATTATATCTTGTTAAATAATGTAATCCTGGAGTTCTTTCAGAAACAAACCCAGCAATATTTATCGGTGTTTGAGTAAATGGAATATAATAATTAGATAACCAACTAAAGTAACCACCTTGTCCTTTTAAACCTTGAACTCTTTGACCTACCCAACCTAAAGCATCTTCTCTATTTCTCATCTTAGTTTGAAAAACAGATTTTAAAGTTGTGTTTTTAGCTGTCTCTACTGCAGCTTTTGTAGGATTTAAAACTCTATCTGCAATAAACATTCCAGCATTTTCTTGAGTTAAAGTTTTTCTTTCAATATTTTCCATAGCTTCTCTAAAAGCTAAAGCATAAAGTTCAGATCTATATTCTCTGTTTTTAAAAAAACCATCAGCAGCTACCAACATCTTTGTCGGTATTCGATCTAATGTTAAAACTCTGCCTAACATATTAAAAGCATCAGCACCTTTGCCTTCTGCCATATTAAATTTGTCAGCTGTAAATTGACCAGTTCTCATTTCAACTTTAGATCCACCAATATTTGCTGGAACCAACTCATCCATTTTACTAATAATATCTGTTATCTTTTTACCTTTTGTTGCAACAGATAAAGCTTGTAAAAATTCTTGAGCAGCCATTGATTGACCATAAGCTTTTGCAATATCTTCGTAAGGTGCAACACCATCTTTAACTTTACCACCATGTAATCTTGCAACTGCTTTATGTTCCATTCTCATTATTGCTTGAGAAACCCAGTTACCACCAGTATTTCTTATATGTGTCATCGGATTTGACAAAATAGCATTAATAAAAATTTCAGCTATTGCATTAGAAGATTGTTTTAAATTGTATAAAGCACCAGCACCTTGAGTAAATTCCATTTGTGCTTTTTTAGTACCAAGTTTTAGATAAGCAGTAGCGATACCAGTAATATCATCTGCACCACCTAACTCTAATAATAATTCATTTTTGTTTAGATCATCTAAAGCAACATTAGAATAATTTTTAGTTCTAGTTGGTATTCTAAATTGTTGTAAAGCTCTTGCAGTTTCTGTTTGAACACCTTTAAGTATTTTTTGAAATTCAGACATCAAAGCGAAATGTTGTCTAAACGCTACCTTTTGAAGATCGGTTGCTTTACCAGCACTAATCATTTGAGCCATACCATCTAACTTGGTCATACCAGCAGCCATTAATTCTCTAGCTGCATATAAATATTCTGCGTTTAATGTTTGACCAGGTTTTAAACTTAAAATAGTTTTGGTTAATTGAGCATTATCTTTTTGTAAAAGTGTTGCTAATCTTTTTGTCAAACCTTGAGTTTGAACACCTCTTTTTTGTGTATTAATTTCTGATGAATATTTTTTAGAAATAATATCTATAAATTTTGCTATATCTTCTTTAGATTTAATTTTATCAATATTAAAATCGTCTAATATTTTTGGTGTAATTTTTGTAGCATTATAAACAAACAATGCATCATCGCTTATTTCTTCAGCTACATCTGGTATATTTTTTTTTAATCCAGCTTTTGATACTTTAAGTACAGTTTCTGTTTCGCCATCTGCTGTAATAGAAACTTTTTTATCTGATCCAATTTTAAGTTCTTTTTTTGGAGTAGTTAATAAATCTTCTGCTTTTTTTGTAGGCTTACCACCTTTAATAATCTTTCCAGCTTGTTCAACAGCAGCTACTACAAAGTCTTTCGTTATTTTTGGATTTGCCATATTTTTTTAAAAAGTTGAGAATATTCGAAGATACTCTTTATTTATTTGTTTTCTGTTAGATTTGAAATAGTATTGTTTCCTATACTGTCAGCGACAGCACCACCAGTAGCAGCACCTCCAACAGCTATTGTGCTTTGTGGTTTCATTAATGCTGGAATATTATTCTTAGCATATTTTAAACCTTTAATTATAGGACTTGTTGCAAAACCTAATCCAGTACCTTCTAACATTCTAACAGTTTTGTTATAGATCTCTTCTTCTGAACTATCTGGTAATACACCAACCATATTTTTAAAACCTTGTACTTGTTCAGAATTTAAGAAAATACTAGCATCATCATCAAAAGCTATTGCGCTACCCATACCGTAAGCTACTGGTAAAGCCATATAATTTGGTATTCCTAGTTTTTTAAATTTTTTATAGATTGGCAATGAGTAAGGTGTGTCTTGAGTTATCATTGAAACAAATTCAGCAGCTTTACTACTTGTTGGAGATCCTTCTCCAATTTTAGCAACTTGTTCTTTTTCGGAGTTTAAATATTTAGAAAAATCTTGAATATTTTTATTTAATAATGTTTTAAACTTTTTACCATCGCCATTGTTAAATGCAGCATTCATAGCTGGATCAACATTAGTCATAGCATTAAATACAACACCTACTACATTAGCAGCAACATCCGTTCCATTTAAGAAAGCAGTCATTAAAGCTTTACCAGTTTCTTCTGGCATATCTGCTACAAAATTTAATAAACCTTTAGTATAATTATAACCATCAGTTTCTTTTTCTTTATCGTCTTTATAATTAAGGTTTATTTTACCAGCATGATCGTCTTTATCATGACCAGTCAATTCGTTAGTATCTATGTTATTTTTATTTAAAACTTTAAATGCTGTACTGTCTTTAACATTTTTTTTATTAACAGCATCCAGGTAAATTTGAAAAATATTATCTTGTTCCATAATTAAGGTTTATTTGGATCAACTGGTGTAAATCCTTTTCCAGTATTATTTGATGAAAATGCGTCTTGAGCTGTTCCAAACTTTTCTTGTCGCATTAAAAAAGTATCTTCCATTGTATCAATGCTATCTATATCTTTTGCAAACTGTTCAATAGACATTGAGCCTTCTGCATCTTTATAAACATTAGCTATTTCTGTTCTTCTATCTTCAAAATATTTTGCTGGATTTTTAAAATCTTCATCTGAAGGATCTGGAATTGAAATAGTTTGTATTGGTGCAACTTCGTAAATATTAGGTAATTGTGAATTATCTAAAAATGCTGTAGCTGTTTGATTGTAAGCATCTTTTGGATCTATACCTTTTAAAACTAATTGATCAAACATATCAACTGCATCAACATATTTTCTTTCATTTTTAGTATCAACTTTTTGATTAGACCAAATAGCATTTCCTATAACGGATTTACCTAAATCAGCTTGTAATTTTTTCTTTAAATTAGTGTAACTTGTCCAGCCTGGCTGATCTTGATCGTACTTTTCAAATATATTAATAAATTTTTCTGCATCTTTAACATTTAATCTTGAAAGTACTTCTGGATTTAAAATTATAGTTTCTCTTAATGTGTCAATTTCATCAACAGCAACCGATGAAGCAACAGCACCATTTACAAAATCTAATATATTATAATCTGAAACTTCAACTTCTCCATTATACATTTTATATAAAGAGTTTCGTTGTGAAGAATTTATTTGTCCTAATTTATAAAGATCATTAATATTATCTAAAGATGGAACATCATCATCATTCTTAAATTTTTTAACCATATAAATATAGTTAGAAACTTTTTGTTTTGTTTCTGCTCTTTCAACTCTTTCAGCCTCTAAATTTTCAAAATTCATTTTTGAAACTAAAGCGTTTTCTGCATTCTTAATGACTAGATCTGCTTCTGCTGGACTTAAACCTTCTTCTTCTTCAAACTGTTTTTTACCAATTTGTAATATGCTTATTGGATCATTTTCAGTTCTAAAAGCTAATTGAAATTTTTTTGTTCTTAATTCACTTTCACTTTGAACATTATTTAAAGCTTTAGCACTATATCTTTTAGTAAATTCTGGATTAGAAAATAAAATACTTTTTTTATCTTTAGCTTGTCGTCTTACAATAGGATCGTTAGATGCCTCTTCCATATCCAAAGCAATTATATCTTGTTTATCGCCTTCAATCGTTTCTGATAAATGTCTTGATGTAATTTGAGTAAATAAATTTTTAAATTCGTTAGATCCTTCTTGATATAAATAATTAGTAATTAAACTTTGAACTTCTTTATTTTGGTTTTTTAATAATTGTTTATATTGATCTGGAGCTATATCTTTTAAAAAATTATCAGCATCTTCTATATTGGTACTACTATCATAAGCAGTTTTTTTAGTAATTATATCTCTATCAAGCTCTAATTTAATTTTTCTAAATGTATTTTTATCTTCTTGTTTTTTATTTTTAGTTTTTGATTTTTCAACAAGATCTGCTGCAAAAGATAAAGAGTTTCCTATTTGTAAAGCTAGACTTTGATCTAATCTAGCAGCTTCTAAATTAGGTGTAGTTGGTGCTTGTAACCTTGATGTAGATCTATTTATTTTTATTATTGCCATATTAACTACTTGTTAAAATACTACCGTCAGGAGTTTGCGAATTGCCATACATTTTAGCAGCAGCTTTAGCATAAGCAGCTCTTTGAGTAACTTTACCTTTATAACTTTCAGCTCGTCCTTGAGCTTGTATTATTAATGAATTATTTAATTCTTGTTCGTATGTTAATGTAGAATTGTATGTTGCTATTGATATTTCAAAAGCATCTTCAATATCTTGTTCTAATTGAACTAAATATGGAGTGTCGCCTATTCTACTAACATCAATTCCACTTTTAATTAACTTTACAAATTGATTAGATTTATTTCTTTCTTGTTCTTTTCTAATTCTTGGAAGATCAACTTGTTCAAAAGTTTTCTTTTTTATTTCTGCATTTCTTGTGTTGATTTTTGCTTTTTCATTAAAAAGAGATTGATTGTAATCTCCTAATTGTCTAGCACCGTAACCACCTATTATGTCTCCAACAAAACTCATATTAATATATTTTCCCCAGTTGATAATAATCTGATCCATCTGGACCATATTTTTTTTTTAATCCTTCAATTTCTAAACCGCACCATTCAGCTAATCTTAAACCTAATTTAAAATCTGCTTTGACGGATGTTTGTAATCTTCGGATTTTATTTTTTTTGCAAAGTTTTTCTTGCAACTCTAATATTGTTCTTGCTGCTAAGAATTTCATTTCAAAAACATTTTGTGATGCCATAACCCAACATTCAGCTACACCTGGCCAAAGCACTATAATTCCACATGCAAAGGCTGGTTTACCATTAACAAACATTGTGTAAGCGTTGCCTGGTTGTGAATGATCACAAATTCTATTATCAGAATAACTAGCATCTATTTCCATAAGCTTATCGTTTAAGCCTATAGCAACAATCTCATCTGCGTGTTCTGGTTTAAAAGGTTTTAATTCACTAGCCATCGTTTGTTACAATAGTTGGATATAAAGCTAGTACCGTTAATGGTAATGCTTGATCTTGTTTTACAAAAATAAATCCGTCTGTATTGTAATCGTCTGAAAATTCTACTTCTTTGTCTCCAGCTAAAAATGTTGATACTGGTAAATCCATTGCACCTGATGTTGTTCTAAAAGGTACGGTTTCCATGTTATCTAATGTAGGACCAACTTTAGCACCTACTGTTTCAAATAATCTTAAAACTACTTTAGATATTCTTTTAATTTTTCCTTGAGCAGTTCCTTCAGTTTGTCCAGCTCCACCTTCTATTCTCATAGTTTGTAATACGGAGTTATAAGGCAAACCAACTACTACTTTTCTTGATGGTCTATCCAAAGATACAGCGCCTGAGCTAACAACCTTTTTTGAATGCGTAGAACCATCAGCTAATATTGATACTGTTTCTCCTTCTAAATGAGATAGTCCAGATAAAGAACTAACAGCAACGCCTGAGTAAGATAAATGACTATCTAAAAATTTAAAATCTTCTGGTGCAGTTTCGTCAAAATCAAAATCTGAAAAACATTCTACATATCTTTTTACAGCACCATTAACCCACCTTTGAGTAATTACCCAAAGCTCATCTTCGTTAAGATCTCCAGATATAGTTGCAACACTTTCTACTTTAGCGTCTTGTAAAATATTATCTGTTTGTTCTGATGTATGAGCTGATGTTAAAGAAACAACATTAACTAATTTACTATCAGTATAAAGTTTAAATTGATCATCATCTACTCTTGAAACATAGTAAGAAATATTTTCACTTAATCCACCTATTGCAGTTCCAATATTATCGTAAAATATTATATCTCCAGTTTTAAATCCATGATCATTTGAGTAAATAACATTAGATGCAATATTTACACCTTGATAAATAAATTGTGTTGATGCTGTACTTGGTCCAGTTAAACTAATTGCAGTTCCAGCCGCAGAGTTAGCAGCAGATGTAGCAAGTTTAATAGTATTCGCATCAGTTCTAATTACAAAATAAAGTTTACCACTTGATATTCCAGTTATCGGATTAGCATCAGCATAATAATAAATTGGATCATTAGTAGCCAATCCATGTGATGATAATGTAATTGTGTTATTCGTTCCATTAACAACTGTAGTATTTGCAGTAAATGAAATTTTTTGTTGAATAATATTTTTAGTCGTATCGGATTTGCCACCTATAATATGTTTATGCCAAGCAACGACATTATCTGTTCTTTGATAAGTTAGACCAGCTAAAATTCCATCGTCTCTTACACACCATAAAATACTATCTGGTGCTTGTTGATATGCCATTTCATTAACTCCACTAGCAGTAACTGTTTCGTTAAGAATAGTTAAGTCTGGCGCAACATAACCATCACTATCATAATTATATGCAAGTTCTCTAATTTTTCTTTTTGCTCTTTGTAAAAACAAGACAGCATTTCCAGATGGTTGAGCATCAACATTAGCTGCACCAAAAGAAGATTGTCTTTTAATAGTTACATTAGTTGGAGTTACTGCTGCATCAGTACCATCAGCTGATACAGAAAATTCTCCACCAGTAGTACCTATCAATAAAGTTCTTACTGCTTTTAAATATCTAATTTTATTAACCTGGTTACTAGCAATGGTATAAACCATAGCATCATCTGCATTAGTACCAGTAGTCATGTTTTCGTAATCTCCAGATTTAGAGAAATACAAAGTTTGTGGCTCATCTGTTGTTCCAGCAAATACTAATCTCTGTTCAAAGAATGATACGCAAGAAGGATGACCAGTAGTGTCTGAGAAAGCTCCAAGTTTCCAATCGTCTTTTGCATCGGTATTAGCAAATGCAGTCGTAACTGTAGCAACTGCAACCGTTGCACTTGTTCTGGATGTAATTTTTGCTTTACCAGAATTAAAACTTATTATTCTACCAACATCCGATGCTAACCAACCAACACCACCATTTATTCCAGTAGTTGCTGAAGCGGTTATATTTCTTGAGCCAGTAGATGCTGCAGAAGGAGTTAAGGTAGTCGATGTTGAATTTATAGATAAATAAGGTCCATCTGTAAATGCAACTTCTGTTAATGACCAAGAAGTATGGCCAGTTCTCGATAACTTCATCACTTCATGATTTGGATGAGTGATATACATAACGTCTGCTGATTGAGCAAACTTTAGTTCAAATAATTCTGCTGTTAAATAAGGAGTAGATATTTCATAAGCTGATCCACTATCAAAAATTTGTCCTTTGTCTTTAAAAAATCTAATATAAGTATTTCCAAATTCTAAAACATAAGTTTGAGTTGTTGAAAATTCAAAAGGAATTAATCTTGTTTTTAATGAACTTGTTTTAACTTCAGCAATAAATTGAGTACCTACTCTTCTTGCTGCTGCACCTTGAGGATGCACCAACATATTTTGCAATGTTTTACAACCAGAAGAATATTTTTCAAAATCAGTTCTACCATCTAATTTTGCAGAAAACTCTCCAGAGACGAAACTATTAATTGATGCTGTTGTTCTTGGCATTATAATCTCGCATCAGTAAATTCATTTGCCTCAACTATTCCTAAACTATTTTCTGTAGCATCTATAAATCTTGCTTCTCTTAATCTTTCATCAGCTCTAACCATATAATTATTTGCTAATGATGCATTATTAGTAATTGCATAACAAAGATCCGCAGCTAATTGATGAGATATACTCTCTCTTAAATAAGTGTCATAATTATTTGGATCGGTGTCTAGTGAAATATAGATTAAAAAAATTGTATCTATATCTGTTACAATATTTCTTCCTTCTAATTTATAATCTAAAGATGTTGCAATACTATCTGTAGTACCATTATGAATTTTTAAAACTCTTAAACAATCAGAAGGTAATGCGTAAGCATGATCATATTCTACTATTGGAGCTGTAGAGTTTTGAGCAAGTTGAACTCTTTTGTGCAAACAATTCCAAGCATGAGATCTAAACACTCTATTTCTTACTGGCTCATATCTTTGATTACATAGACGAGCATTTTTAGTGTCATCTGTTAATGCTGATATTGTTGATGCTCCTAATAAGTTAAGAGCTGAATTACACATATTTACTACACTTGCCATTAAATATTCTCCACTTTGATTTCTTTACAATCAAATTTGATTGCTAATTGATTATTATTAATTTGTTCTCTACTTAATTTATTTAAATTTTTATAAGACTGTAAATAACCTTCTAAAATACATTGGTCATAAGTATTAAATTCTATTCCTAAAACTTGTCCAGGCATACATTGAGGAGGCGATGTTGAGAATGAACACATGTATAGAATTATAATATATTTCATTTTAACATTTCCATCTTCGTCTTGCTTGTCTGATCCTTGAGTTTGGATTATTTTTAGTTTTTGCAGAAGATCTTTTAAGTTGACCACCAGATCTTGCGCAATATGATTTTCTTCGTTTTGCAGCAGCTGATCCTTTTTTAACTTTACCAGTAACTGCGGTTTTTAATTTTGATCCAGGATTAGCTTTTCTATAAGCTTTAACTCCTTTTCTAGTCATCCCAGCTCCAGACTTTGTAGGTCTGTAATTTCTTTTATTTCTGGAAATTGATCTAGCCATTATGATTGCACTCTAGGCGGCTTCAACTCTCGCATCCACCGCCTAAAATTATTTTTCCTAGTCTATTACGTAAAACATTTGAAGTTGGATTGTTCCAGCTCCATCAGCACCAGCCAATGTAACAGTTATTGGAACACCATCCTCATTTGCGTCAAGTACAGAGTTTTTACCTAAAGCCATAGTAACAAGAACATCAGAGCTAGTAGCAGAAGTTGAAGCTGCTGCTGCTTTGTATTCATCTACGTCTAATGCTTGAGCTGTTCCGTCTGCTTTTGTATGAGCAGCGTAACCAACTGAAAGTGTAGTACTAGAATTAAGAGCATCATGTGATAATGTTCCTGATAATAGTCTTGCACCATTAGGTAAACTAAACATAGTGATAGTAGATTGTTCAGTTGCAGCTTCGTATTCTGCAAAAGCCATTCTAACTCTACCACCTAGTTCGTTTGTATCTAACTTAGTAACAGGTGTAGTTTGTGTTTTAGCGTATTGTATTGAATTAGCCATAATTTAAAACCTCCTATTAATTAAGCTTCATGACATGGAATTTGAACAACAGCTTTCTCTTCCATTCTAGTAGCACCTAAACTCATCGCATAGTATACTTGTGTAGAATAAGATTTGTCAGCACGTTCAGATATGTTTGCTTTAATATCACTTCCGATAGCTAATTTAATAGCATCTTCTGTGTAAGCAAAAACTAATCTGTCATCTGTATTAGATGCATCAAAATTTAGTCTTGTTGACATTATAAATTCAAATCCTAAGAACGAATTTACTTCGCCAGTTGATAACGCTCTAACTGTATTAAAGTCAGCGCTAGTAACTGATGTAGTTCCTAATAGATCTGATATTTGTTGCGGACCACAAACGATAAATCTCTTTCTTGAAGGATCAATATCGTTGCTGTCTAGGATTTTCTTCGCAGACAAAAGTTTAGCAATAGTCAAACCATCTGATTGATTTGAAGTTGCAGTTTTTTGACTTGAAGGTAAAGCCGTAGATGTAGCACCAGCAACGCCAGTAGAAGCAGATGCATTCATAGCTGTGATGATTACATCATCCATAGCTCTATTCATCGCTGCCGCAGCGTTTTTAGCATACGCAGAAGTTGGATCTACTAATGCTCTGATTTTATCAGCGTCATCTATTAAATCCCCCCACTCGTAATCTGCTAGTGATACTCTTCTTCTGCTATGTGGTGTGTCGATTTGTGGTGTATCTCCATGTCTTGAAGTTCTTAGAACAGCAGCTGTGCTGTCTATTTGTTCAAAAAATGCAGACTTACCTACAACACTTTCCTCATCAACAGAAGCTCTTAATTTGCTACCCATTTGTTGAGATAGCAAGTTTACATTCGATGAATATTGTTCAACGAATGAAGTTGTAATGTTAGAACTCATAATAAGTTCCTCCTCTATTGTGTTAGTTTAAGTTTAAGTTAAACGGATGATTATCCTTGCGGATCTTCCTGAGATTTACATCATTCGGATGTTAGTCTTTCCTAACGTCAACAAAGGTCTTACGATTGTCTTTGATTTTATTTATCTAACTTTCGTTAAATAAAACTGTTAAGCATCAACTTCGTTATTCTTCTTACGAATTAATGCTGCTACTTCTTCAACTGCAACAGAATGAGCTGGATGTTTCTTATCCCAATATGCTGATCCTGGTTGTTGTATTTTAGCTATTTGTTTTGTTATATCATTAGTCGTCATATAATCTGGTGTATCGCCTTTAACAATATCATCTTCAGATAATTTTTCAGATAAACTTGCAAAAGCTTTTACTATCTGAGGATTATCTCCAAGTTTACTGCCATCAGCTAACATAGTATTATTTAAAAAATCTGCACCTAAAGTAGCTGTTGCTAAATTTTTAGCTCCAGTTATTTTATTTTCATAAGTTGGTCCAAACTCTTGACGAAGATCTTGCTCAGATACTTTTCTAGCTTCTTCTGCTTGTATGTTCTGATCATTGATACCTTGATTAACAACTTCGTTATAATATTGCATAATACCATTTGCTTGATTAGGAAGTAATCCTAACTTAACAGCTTCCTCAGAAAAACTTTTTAAAGTTTCTTCTGTAACTTTATGATCTTCTGGTAATGAATATTTATATTGATCAGCAGTTTCTGGACTACCTAATCTTTTATAAACTTCTTTCCAATCATCATCGGTAGCATGTTTATTTGGTACTGGTATTTTATCTAAACCTACCATCTTCTGTGAGTGTAGATATGATTTAACGAAGTCATCCATCTTATTAAAATTTTGTAATGACTTTTCTTCTCTATATTCTTCTGGAATAAGAGATTGAAAATCA